TTTTAGAGGATTTTATATTCTCAATTTCTAACAAGCCTGGATTTCGCCTTCTACAGGACCCAGATGCTTACCCCTATAATGTAGAGGAAACAAGGATGAATACAGACCCTTTTGTACGAAAGTCTATGAAACTTTGGGATCATACTACTTATGACCAACTTTATGGATTTACGAAACGTGCAAGTTTAGAGTCAGCACTCGATTCACTACGTGCGTATTCTACTTACCAAAAAGGATATTCTCAGATCCCTGATGAATATAAGCCATCTATTAGTCACGCAATAGATTTAGCTAGAAGGACCTTTATACCTTCTGAACCCATATACAGATATGCATTATCAGAATCTTTTGATTGTATGAATTTGGACTCAGCCGCTGGTTTCTCTTTCCCAGGAAAGAAAAAATCTGAAGTTGTTGAAGAATTATATAACTTATCAAGTTATATGCAACATAGAATTCAAAGAGGTATTCACTGTTATGCACCACCCTGTAAAATGGCACTACGTGGACACTTATCTGAGTGTGTTTTTGATGATGATGATCAACCAATTGCTAGTAAAACTAGAGCTGTCTGGGTATACCCTGGAGAAGTCACTGGTTTGGAAGGTAAATGGGCCATCCCATTTTATGAACACTTAGAGGAAAACGTCAAAACTGTACATTTTGGTGCAGAAGCTATGATGCGACTAGCTAAATACTTAGTAGATAATCACTACTGTGATGATCTATATGAAGCTTGTCTTGATTGGCGTACTTTTGATGCATTTGCTCTGAATTACTTAATAGATAAGGCGTTTGACATAATATGGAATTCATTTGACAATCGATATGCGTTCGTTAACGGTAATCTTGTCTATGGAGGCGATGTTATGGAACAGAAGAACAAACTTTTGTTCAATTGGCTTAGACACTACTTTAAAAAAACTAAACTCATGTTACCTGATGGTACTATTGTACTTAAATTACATGGGATACCTAGTGGTAGTTTTTTTACACAAGCTGTTGGATCTATTGTCAATTTCATCATGGTTAATACACTTGCACACTTTAACGGTTGGGTTATCAAAGACCTACGCGTTTTAGGTGATGATAGCTGTTTTAAAATAGTTAATCGCACGTGTGATATTAACCGCCACAAACTTGCTTCTCAGGCATGGCACTGCTTTGGTGCAATTCTTCATCCTGATAAGATTAAGTTTACTAGATCGATGAATGATCGTACATTCTTAGGCTATAAGATGCACGGTTATAGATTTGTTCGTGATACATTTGAATGGTTCAAGATGGCGCTCTATCCTGAACATGATATCACCTCACTCGAACAATCAGCATCGCGAGTACTTGCGTACTACATTCTAGGTGGTTGTAATGATCAACAATATTGTTCTTTCTTTTGGGACTATTGGTCACGTTACCCAACGTTACAAAATAGTACCCTTGTTCCAACGAGAGGTCTTAGACGTATGTTGAAATACGTTCTTAGGATTGATCCCAAAATATTAATTTGTCCTGATGTTTCAAGACTAAATTTACATTTTGTTAGTACATCTCTTTCACTCAATGATCCATGTTTTCATGAGTAGAATTCGGAT